TGGCACGACATTTTGTTTTACTTTATTATCCAATGAATAGTGATGGCGACACCGTATTGTTTAATGAATCTTTTGATCCTGATAAACTAGAGAAACCAGAAAAACTAACTATACATAAACGAATAGAACCAAAACAAAATAGGTGCGTTATGTTTAAAGGAAATAGATTTCACGCAAGTAGTAATCCAATAAAAAATGATATGAGAGTTGTTTTAAATTGTAATTTTTCTTTATTGGAAAATTATAGTGAAGATAATAGAGATACAAGAAAGGATCCTTTTAAAGGAACTAGTATAGAAGGTAAAGACTAATGGGAAGATTAGAAGATAAAGTAAATGATATTTTAGGTATCAAAGAAGAAAGTACTCCTGTTGCTGAATTAATGGTACAAGAGAAAAAGGTTCCTGTACCTAGAGTAGAGGATCCAAAGAAAGATGATGTAGAAAATGATTACAAATATAGTAGAGAGAACTATTATAGTTTAATTGAAAGAGGACAAGACGCTATTCAAGGTATATTAGATGTTGCAAAAGAAGGACAACATCCTAGAGCATATGAAGTTGCAGGTGCATTAATTAAAAATGTAGCAGATACCGTTGATAAATTACACGACTTACAAGCAAAATTAGCAAGACTAAAAGAGTTGCCTAATAAGACTACTGCTAATATTAAAAATGCTTTATTTGTTGGGAGTACTACCGAGTTGCAAAAGATGTTAAATAAAGATAAAATTAAAAACGCTACGATAGTAGAAGACGACAAAGAGAAAAAAGATGGATAATACTTATCTTGGAAACCCGAATTTAAAAAAAGTAGGTACAGCTGTTGAGTTTACAGAAGAACAGGTTTTAGAATTTAAAAAGTGTTCTGCAAGTCCAACATATTTTATTAAAAATTATGTAAAGATTGTATCCCTTGATGAAGGTTTAATACCTTTTAACACTTATAAGTTCCAAGATAAAATGCTTAATACTATGCACAATAATAGGTTTTCAATTTATAAGTTGCCTAGACAAAGTGGAAAATCTACAACTATTATTTCTTATCTTTTACATTATGCAATGTTTAATCCAAATTCTAATATTGCAATTCTTGCTAATAAATCTTCAACTGCTAGAGATATATTAGGAAGACTACAACTTGCTTATGAGAACTTACCTAGTTGGTTACAACAAGGTGTATTGAATTGGAATAAAGGTAATATTGAATTAGAAAATGGAAGTAAAATAGTAGCGGCTGCTACTTCATCATCAGCAGTAAGGGGAGGTTCTTATAATATAATCTTCCTTGATGAGTTTGCTTTCGTACCTACTACTATTGCCGAACAATTTTTTAGTTCTGTTTATCCTACTATTACTTCTGGTAAGACAACTAAAGTAATTATAGTTTCAACACCTCACGGTATGAATCAATTTTATAAATTATGGATAGACGCTGAAAATGGACAAAATGATTATGTACCTGTTGAAGTACATTGGTCAGAAGTACCAGGCCGAGACGCCAAATGGAAAGAGGAGACGATTAGAAATACCTCGGAAGCTCAATTCAGTTCAGAATTTGAGTGTGAATTTTTAGGTTCTGTTGATACATTAATTTCACCTGCTAAAATAAAAGCGACACCTTATATTACACCTATACATACAAACGGCAGGTTAAGTATTTTTGAGAAACCAGTTAAGGGAAACACATACTTGTCTACGGTTGATGTTGCTAGAGGTACTTTAAAAGATTATTCAGCATTTATTATTTTTGATGTAACCAATTTACCTTATAGAGTAGTTGCTACATTTAGAGATAATGAAATTAAACCAATATTATTTCCAGAAACAATTGCTAAAGTATGTAAACAATATAATGAGGCACATATACTTGTTGAAGTAAATGATATAGGTGCTCAAATTTCAGATGGTTTACATTTTGAGATTGAATATCCAAATATATTAATGACTACACAAAAAGGAAGAGCAGGACAAATACTTGGTGCTATGTTTAGTGCTAGAGGTTCACAATTAGGTATTCGTACAACTAAACAGGTTAAGAAAATAGGTACTTCTAATATTAAGTCAATCATTGAAGGAGACAAGTTAGTTATAAATGACTTTAATATTATTGAAGAAATGTCTACTTATATACAAAAAAATCAATCTTGGCAGGCAGAAGAAGGTTGTAATGACGATTATATGACTTGTTTGCTTATACTTGGTTGGGTTGCTAATCAGAAGTATTTTAAAGAATTAACAGATAGAAACATACGAGCAGAAATGTATAAAGAGCAAGAAAAGCTAATAGAACAAGATATGGCACCATTTGGTTTTGTAGATGATGGTGTAACAAAGGAAGAAGATGAGCCAACCGTTGATGAATATGGAACCGTATGGCATCCTGTTGTTCGTAAAGGTCAATAGTCTAGGATTAGGTATTGATAAATATAAGTAATTGAGAAATTTGAATATGGGCGTATGAATAATACGAATTTTGACACAAAGGTAATATAATGTATTTAATTAAATACAATAAAAAATATAATAAAGAGGAGAAAACCTAATGGCATTTCAAGTATCACCAGGAGTTCTCGTACAGGAAAAGGATTTAACTAACATAATCCCAGCTGTCTCTACAAGTATTGGAGCATATGCTTTTAATGCACCTAGAGGTCCAGTTTCAGAAGTTACTTTAATATCTTCTGAGCAAGAATTTGTTAGTGTTTTTGGAAAACCGACTCAAACGAATTTTGAAGAGTATTTTACTGCTTCATCTTTCCTTCAGTATTCCAATTCTTTGAAAGTTGTACGAACTGAGAACCTAAACATGGTAAACGCTGTAACCAACTCGGGAACAGCAGTATTGATTAGACATACTAATGAATACAATTCTACATACTTAAACGAAGGCTTATATCCAGGAATCTCCAGCATTGAGTTTGCTGCTAGATACGCAGGAGCTTGGGGAAATGGATTAAAAGTATCTGTTTGTCCTTCAACTTCTGCTTATGAATCTGCGGCGGTTACTACGGTATCCGACGCTGCTATAGCAGTAGGCGACACACAAATAACGGTAGCAAGTGGAACTAACATAGGTGTTGGTGACATTTTAGCTTTTTCAACTACGGCTGCAACAGACGACTATGATGATGGTGCAGAATACGAAGTTACGGTAGTTTCATCTAACGACATTACATTTAAAAGAAAAGTTGGTACTGGCGGCTTAGCAAGAGCTGTACTTAACGGTTCTAATATAAGACGAAGATGGCAATACTATGACCAAGTAAGTGGTGCACCTGGAACATCTCCTGATGTTTTATCTGCTGGAAGAACTAATGACGAACTACATATCGTTGTTGTGGATGCTGACGGTTCAGTAAGTGGAACGAAAAATGAAGTATTAGAAATATATGAAAAAGTATCAAAAGCAAAAGACGCCAAAGACGCAGGTGGTTCAAATAATTTCTACGCTGAAGTTATTTTTAAAAAATCATCTTTCATCTATTGGGGTAGCCACAACTCAAATGGAACAAATTGGGGACAAAGCAAAACAGCTAATGCAAGTGCATTTACGGATGTAACTGCTCCTTTAGCACATACCTTTACAGGTGGTGTAGATGGAACTGCTTCTGACGGTGCTAGATTAAGCGCATTTGAACTATTTAAAGATAGTGAAACCGTTGATGTTGGATTAATTTTGGCTGGTAACGCTTCCGCAGCTTTACTCGGAGATTTAATAACAATCGCTGAGACAAGAAAAGATTGTGTAGTGTTCGCAAGTCCACAAAGAAGTGATGTGGTTAATATAACTTCTGCTATAGTACAAACAAACAATGTGCTCGGATTTTTTAATACAATTCGGTCATCTTCTTATGTTGTCTTTGATAGTGGTTACAAATATACATACGATAGATATAATGATGTCTATAGATATGTTCCACTAAACGGAGACCTGGCTGGCTTATGTGCAAGAACAGACCTAACTAATGACCCTTGGTTTAGTCCTGCTGGATTAAATAGAGGTATAATTAGAGGCGCTGTTAAGTTGGCGTATAGTCCAAATCACACACAAAGAGACGAACTTTATAGAGCGAGAATCAACCCAGTTGTTTCTTTCCCTGGACAAGGAATCATTTTGTTTGGTGATAAAACTGGACTAACTACACCTTCTGCATTTGATAGAATAAATGTAAGAAAATTGTTTATTGTTTTAGAGAAAGCAATTGCTACTGCTTCTAAATTCCAATTATTTGAATTCAATGATGAATTCACTAGAGCTGGATTTAGAAATATGGTAGAACCTTTCCTAAGAGAAGTACAAGGTCGTAGAGGTATCACAGACTTTTTAGTAGTGTGTGATGATTCAAATAACACAGGCGAAGTAATTGATAGAAATGAATTTATTGCTGAGATTTACATTAAACCAGCAAGAAGTATCAACTTTATCACATTAAGCTTTATCGCAACTAGAACTGGCGTGGCTTTTGAAGAAGTCGCAGGTTAAGGAATAGAAGGAGAAAAATACAATGGCTAATATAAATGACTTCAAAACCAAACTTGCTGGCGGTGGTGCTAGAAAGAATCAGTTTAAGGTAACAATGCCTTTCCCTGGTTTTGCAAGTGTTGGTGGAGAAACAGAAGAACTGGCGTTCTTATGTCAAGTTACAACTATTCCAGCAATGACGATTGGAACAACTACGGTTAATTTCCGTGGTAGACCAATTTACTTAGCTGGTGATAGAGAATTTGCAGCTTGGACAATAACGGTCTTAAATGATACAAACTTTAGATTAAGAGACGGATTTGAAAGATGGCAAAATGGTATCAACAATATGTCTGATAACGAAGGATTAATTAATCCTGTAGACTATCAAGTTGACGCTTTTATTGACCATTTAGACAGAAATGGATCTACTATTAAATCATATACTTTACGAGGTTGTTTTCCAACCGAAATAGGTGAAATTGGTTTAGATATGGCTCCTTCAAATGATGTTGAAACTTTTGATGTAACATTTAGATACTTATTTTTTGAAGCAAGAACGACTACTTAATAGTTGAATAAATAATTGAATAAAATTAAAGTGAGGAAAACATAATGGCAGAACTTTTCGGTTTCCAAATTACTAGAGTTAAAGAAACTCCAGACCCGAAACAAAGTTTTACTCAACCTAAAGCGGATGACGGTACACAAACCGTTGCCGCTGGAGGTTATTTTGGTCAGTACCTGGATATGGAAGGTACTGCCAAAACTGAGCAAGACTTAATTCGTAGGTATAGAGAGATTTCAATTCATCCAGAATGCGATATGGCAGTTGAGGATATTGTCAATGAAGCAATTGTGGCTAATGAGATTGAAAAGGATCCAGTAAGATTGGACTTGTCTGATACAGAATTTTCAGACCAGATTAAAAGAAAAATAGAAGATGAATTTAAAGAAGTTTTAAGACTACTTAATTTTTCTACAAAGGGACACGATATATTTCGTAGATGGTATGTTGATGGAAGAATTTACTATCATAAAATAATTGATAGAGAATCTCCTATTAGAGGTATTACAGAATTAAGATATATTGATCCAAGAAAAATTAAAAAGATTAGAGAAATTAAAAAAGGAAGACCTGTACCAATTGCAAATATTCAGGTTATACACGATTATAACGAATACTTTTTATATAATGAAAAGGGTGTTGCCGGTCCAGGAATGGCAGGTGGTGGAATAAAAATTTCGCCAGACGCTATAACTTTTTGTCCTTCGGGATTAGTTGATTTAAATAAAAATATGGTTATGTCTTATTTACACAAGGCAATTAAACCAGTAAATCAATTGCGTATGATAGAAGACGCTGTTGTTATATACAGAATAGCAAGAGCACCTGAAAGAAGAATTTTTAAAATTGATGTTGGTAATTTACCAAAAGCAAAAGCAGAACAATATCTCCGTGATGTTATGGCAAGATATAGAAACAAACTTGTTTATGACGCAAGTACAGGAGAAATTAGAGACGATAGAAACTATATGTCTATGCTTGAAGATTTTTGGTTACCAAGTAGAGAAGGTGGTAGAGGAACAAGTATTGAAACTTTACCAGGTGGTCAAAATCTAGGTGAAATAGCTGATATAGAATATTTCCAAAGAAAACTTTACCGTTCTCTAAATGTACCAATTAGTAGATTAGAAGCAAGTCAAGGTTTTAATTTAGGAAGAACAACTGAAATTACTAGAGACGAACTTAAATTTACAAAATTTGTACAAAGATTAAGAAAGAAATTTACAGATTTATTTAATGATTTAATTAGAACACAGCTAGTTTTAAAAGCAATCATAAATGAAGACGATTGGGTTGCTGTTAAAGAGAAAATCAAATATGACTTTCTTGCTGACGGCCACTTTTCTGAACTAAAAAATGCTGAACTATTAAGAGAAAGAATAGGTTTAGCTAATGATGTTAGAGATTATGTGGGAAAATATTTTTCAGTTAAATTTGTTAGACAAAATATACTTAAACAATCTGAAAGAGAAATTTCACAAATAGATAAACAAATTAAAAAAGAAATTGATGATGGTATTATTGCAAGTCCACAAGTAAGTGTACTAGGCAATGATCCTGACGAAATAATATAAAAGGAGAAAAATAATGGCTGATAATGAAACAAAAACAACTGGTGCAACTATGTCACCTAAAGGTTTTTTTGACCAATCACATAAAACTGCTACTACAAGTTTTGTTGATAAACTTGCTAGTGGAGATAATAAGGGTGCAGGTGAAGATTTTAAAGACGCATTAAGAAATAAAGTAGGAGACGCTTTAGACGCAAGTAGAAAGCAGTATGCCTCTGGTTTATTTAATGCGGCTAAAGATGTTATGACGAAAACAATAACACCAGGACAAGGCGCTGATGTTGCAGAACCTCATTCGGATCCAAAACCAAATATTGCGGCTCCATTAGGTCAAAATGCTACACAAGCTGATGTTCAAAACGCAATGACACCAGAAGCGGAACCTGTTACTGCACCTGCCGAAACGGCACCTGCTGAAACAGCACCTGCTGATTCTGGTGAAATAAAAACGGGAGAATAATAATGGCATTAACGGTATCAAGTATTGTTGGTAATGTATCAGGTTTTATTCAAAGCGACAAATACAATGCTCTTTCACCAACTGCTAAAGAAGCAGTTAAGACATTGGTTGAAGGTTTGGATGGAGTAGACTGGTCATCACCACAAGATTTAGTAAACATAATTGAAACTAAAGTTGCTGAAGTATCAGTTGCAACTGGAGTTGCCGAAGCTGACCTTACTACATATTTTGAGGCATAGTAATGACTTTAGCTGTCGCAACAAAAGTTGATGACACTACAAAAGCAATTATAACTGCTAGTGGTGTAAGCGGAGATGGAGGAACTTTATTTGAGTCCGACAAGAGTATATCATTGGCTAATGTTTATTATGAGATAAGAGGAACTGGTACAGCGACTCTAACTCTCGGAGACCAAACTTTAAGTTTAACTGGGTTTGGTAATTGGGGTTTGAAAGAAGGAGAAGCTAGAAAAGTTATAGACCAAAAATTAGATACGGCTACAACTTTGGAAGTTTCTGTTGACGCTGAAGTTAGTAAATTTAACTTGGCAGTAGAAGTACAAAAAGAAACAGAATTAGGGCCGGCAAGTTCGGCATAGGAGTGTTAAATGGCAGACGCAATAACAACGCAAGTAATAGCTGATACAGCTGGAGTTAAGTATGTTGTTAAGAGAACAAACATAAGTGATGGTACTGGAGAAACTGATAGTGTATTAGTTGACCCTACTACTTCAAATTTTATGACTGCTGACGCAACAAAAAGCGTGAGCAAAGTATGGTGTTCTATTAATACTGCTAATTCAAAATCAGCAGTAGAGATATCCTGGGGAGGAGCTTCTGCTAATACAACAGCATTAACATTATCAGGAAATGGTTTTTTTGATTTTAGAACTGCTGGAAACGACATAGCTAACAATGCTACAGGTGCTACAGGATATGTATATTTGTCAACAAAAAACTTTGCTTTACACGACAATTATACATTGGTTGTTGAATTTAGATAGGGAATTGTATAAATATTAAGGAAAGAGAGAGATAAACTATTATGAAACTTATAACAGAACATATAGAAAATGTTGAATATTTTACTGAAGAATTAAAGAACGGTAAAAAGAATTATAAGATAAGAGGCGTGTTCTTACAATCAGAAGTTAAGAATCGTAATGGACGAGTCTATCCTAAAGAAACACTTACTAAAGAAGTAACTAGATATAATAGAGAATTTGTGGAACAGAAAAGAGCGTTTGGTGAATTAGGACATCCTGATGGACCAACGGTTAACCTAGAAAGAGTTAGTCATATGATTACTAAACTTTTTCCAGATGGTAACAACTTTATCGGTGAAGCAAAAATAATGGATACTCCGTACGGTAAGATAGTAAAAAATCTTATAGATGAGGGCGCTAAATTAGGCGTTTCTTCTCGTGGTATGGGTTCATTACAAAGAGGAAGAAATGGTGAGGCACAAGTCGGAAGAGACTTTTATCTTGCTACTGCTGCTGACATTGTTGCAGATCCAAGCGCTCCAGACGCTTTCGTAGAAGGAATTATGGAAGGTAAAGAGTGGGTTTGGGAAAACGGTGTAATTAAACAAAAAGAGCTAGAAGAATATAAACAATATATCCAAGAGGCAAAACGATTGAAAATTGCAGAAGCTAAGGCTAAAGTGTTTGAATCGTTCCTTAAAAGATTATAATATTATAAATATCTAGCAGTAACAAAAAAATAATTATTTTTTTAAATTAAGGAGAACTTCATATGGCCGAAACAGAAAAAGTAGTTAGCGAAAACACGGTAGCAGACGCTCCTAAAAAGAACGCTGTTGCTAGTGAGCCAACGCCTTTGAAAAATGACGCTGAGGATTTAGGTAAAGCTGTAGTTAAACCTACAGACGAAAACCCTAAAGCTAACAAAAGTACTAAAGAAGTTTCTGGACAAGCACCCCAAAAGAATCAAGGTAAAGCTGACGCTATGCCTACTCTTAAAGGTGAAAATAAAGAAACTGATTCTGATGGCGAGAAGATTTCCGAAGGAGAATTACCTTCCGGTCTTAAAAAATTCCTAGACAAAAAAGACAAAAAAGAAGATTCTAAAGACGAAACTTCTAAAGATGTTAAGGAAGATGACCTGAAAGTAAAAGAAGTTGATGTAAAAGAACACATTGACGCTTTAACCTCTGGGGAAAAAGACTTGTCGGAAGAATTTAAAGCCAAGGCTGCTACTATTTTTGAAGCTGCGATTAAATCTAAAGTAAAAGAAATCACAGAATCACTAGAAGCGGACTACAATAAGAAATTTGAAACTGAAAGTACGAAAGCAAAAAAATCACTAGTTGAGAAGGTAGACAATTATTTGAACTATGTTGTTAACGAATGGATGAAAGAAAACGAACTTGCTATTGAAAGAGGTATCAAGGGAGAAATTGCTGAAGATTTCATTAACG